AATAATCTATTGTAGAATCAATTATTTTTAGTAATTTTGAAGTACAAATCAATCAATAATAATAACAAATAACATGGCAGAAACAGAAAAACCAGCACCCTACGTGGATGTTATCCAAGACGCTCTCAACTTACTTGAGGCATTCTTTAAAGAAGAACGGCCAGCTGATACTATAGAGTATCACAAGTTAATAATCCTTAGAGGTATATCCGAGCTAACTCAATCATCTGATACTGAAGCGCTAATAATGGTTGGCCAAGCACTTGCTGAAGTTCAGGGCACAGTATTAAGGGCAATACTTAACAGGTCTCAAGCTAACCTGGATTACTATACAAACAACATAGAAAGGATAAAAGAACTAATGTCAGAAATATAACATTATGAAAACACTAGACATTTCCTGGTATATCAATCTGATATACATCATAGCTTTATGCTATTTCGTAATCTCTGTATTTTACTTAATGATAAGGGACTTGATGCATCTCAAGGATATATTCATCAAATTCATGAATATAACCTGGGTAGTAACATGCTCATTATGCCTAATAGCAACCCTTTTAATGATATTCAACCACTAATGATGACACTATTGCTACTCTTCATGGTAATCCTACTCTGGGCTATACCCCTTACAGGATTCCTTGTAAACCTCTTTTTTATGGCTGAGAATAAGCCATTACGTAGAGCTAACTTAATACTAACCATAGCATGGCTAACAGACTTTATCACATTGATAATGTTTTACCACTATGGGGTACTAACAATAACACATATATAGGATGAATCCACTTACACTCTTTACACTTTGCATATTGCTATATCTAGTAACTTATATTACAGTAGCATACATATTCTACAGGATAGTAAGAAAATCCAGCCTGACCTTCATAAGGTATCTTGAATGGTCCCTGGATAGTGTCAATGAAGCACTATACCATTTGACAATCACCATAGTAGTAGCCATGGTTATTATGAACTTACTTTAAAAACATAAACACATGAAAAAACTTAATTATCCCACAAAACTTTTGATAAAAGTAGTACTAATACTATGGGCCCTATCTGGAACATGTGGAGCAATAGTCCTCCTTATAACCTACCACAAGGAGGCACCCAAGAGTACATATAAGCTAACCTATGTAGTATACTACCCAGATAAGGCTGACACTACTACAGTCTACCTAAAACATAAGGCCCGCCTACGCTCATATCAGGGCACTAACTATATACGGGTTAGAGAAGGAGTAGTAATAGCAACTACTGCTATCATCAGAGTAATAAACCAAGAAGAAATAAAAACAAAGAAATGAAACCATTCCTCAAGCCATTCACATATAACCTAGATACGATAGTACCAGGTACTCTAACGATTATCGTCATAGTCCTATTAGCATTCACCCCCATAGTATGGATGGCCTGGAACCTCATATATTCAGAATTCCCAGAAACAACAGATAAGCCCTACCATGGTATATGGTTCATACTATTCGCAGTATTGCTACTCATCCTGGGCTATCTAGTAAACCAATTAATGATAAAGTAATCATGGACAAGCACCCTCTAGAAATAACATGGTGGAACAATCTATCTAATTCAGAAAGAGCCTTCCTATTAAACTACGCACTAGATTGCATGGGGTACCCTCCTCAAACTGAAACCCTAAAGGTAATCACAACATCTTATAGGCTATTCCATAAACACATCCGCTAATAAAACAAAGAAATAATGACAAATCATATATCAGAAATCCTAATAGCCATCCTCTTATATGGGATAATAATGATAGGCTGTACAATCCTGCTTACTCCCGCCATTAGGTACCCATCCAAAACAAGGATAATAATCCTGATAACGATAATGACAATCCTCACAATAGGAATCCTACCATTAACCATATTCTTACTACACCACTAGCAACAAAGAAATATCCTTAACCTTTAATATACATATATCATACATAAGGTACATATACATATAATCCTATAATGATAACCAATTAAACTATCTATTCAAATAGTAATCTAAAGCAGATACCTCCATAGCTAACTAACACCAGGGCCGTGGGGGTATTTTTTAAGCATTTACTGGGGGTACTGTCAAAGCCATGTAGACATAGAGCTAGATGAGCTTTACGGCTAAAACGCCCTTAATCCTTATCAGCGAGTTAGGTACCCTAAAAGGCCTTAAAACATCGAAATCCTAAAGCCTTAAATCCTCAAATCCCCACCCATTTTAGCCGGCTTACAAACTTTTATAAATAATAAGGCTAGGCAGCTACTGTAGTTCTCCTTCAACAAGTTAGGTACCTCAAAGCCTCAATCGAATGGGGCCTCAAATTAGAAACTTTTAGAAAAAACTAAAAAAGGCTAAAAAGGGCCATTAGGATTCAGGGAGGGGAGGCCTTATTTTTCCACCAACCAAGGCCTCAATGGGGAAGGCTCAAGGCCCTAAATGTCCGAGGATATAAGGCCCTTAAAGTCTCCATCTATGGCCCCAATAAAATATCGAATTAAGGATTTATGGCCTCACCGTAGATGGCCCTTAGGTAAGGCATCCAAGAGTATCATCCTTTACCCAATATAATAAACTATAGCTTATAAGCAAACATTTTACTAGAAGGTATATCCTAACCTTGCCTACCATAATAATAAATGAAATAATAGACTATACATAGTAATATATAAAATAAAAGTATTATATTTGTAATGTCATAAGACACAAAATAAAATAAATGACTAACATTATGAACCCAACATTTCCTAACTTCACTCCTGAAGAAATTAAATCCCAATGTAAACCTCAGTTGCCTTGGTTTGCCGATACCCATTATTATAAAGAACTAATTGATGGCACTTGGGGTTCCTTTGCACAATCCCTTGCTACTTGCTGGTATCATGCGGATCCCTCCAACAGAAGGAGATTGGTTAATGCCTTCCCAGATACATTCAATATCGATAAATTCAGATGCTACTAATACTAATAAATGACTACCATGAAATCACTATCAATCCAAATCCATGAGGCATTAGGTTGCCCACCTTCCAGAGTAAAAGAAATCCTTATCGAACTTGCAGGGATTAAGAGGAACCTTTACCCGGATGCAGACCTTCCTTCAGTATGGTTAATATATAAGCCTACCTATATTGAGTATGGGAAGCTAATTACCATTCTTAAAGCGATTACTCACTAGATAAGCAACCTAGGTACTATATACATATAATCCTTATACAAATTACATATATATGAAAACATTAAGCACAGACAATAAGATTAGCATTTCCATTATCCTGGCCATGTTCATATTATTTGCATTCATTGGGCTATCCTCTTATGAATATGACCATGACCTTTACCATGGGATACCAATCGAAGAGAAACAAGAAATCATTAAGGTCCTACAGGCCAACCACATTCCAGCCTCCCAAGAGAATATCCTATGGGAGTATAAGAATAAGCACCCGGAATTTTTACAGGAATAGCATGTTCACTACACTGCGTTATTAAAAAGGGCCATCCTTTTTCAGGACTCAAGGAATTTTTAGTCATTTACCTTGGGTCCTCTTTTTGTGTTGATACGGATGGCAATCCTTATAACCTTATCGCAAACCCACTAACTATGGGCATTGTAGGCTAAGGCTTAGGCCTTATTGTCCTAGGAGATAAAAGCCTTTGATGGCCTTATTCATTAATCCTCATAGGCTAAGGCCCTAAACGGAAACGGCCAAACCTACCAGCTAAGGCTCTTTCTATCTGACGCGTATCACACCATACATATGTAACTTTTTATGTCTAAAATACATGTTTTTTATTAAGAACATTTAACTGTTTTTTTTCTATGTTTTTATTGTAGTTACAAAAAAATATATTACTTTTGAAGTGTAAACAATGAGAGAAAAACAGTAATTAGTTTTCTCAAATTATTACAAAAATTCTTTTTATTAAACAATATAAAAACAAAAAAAAATGACTACAACAAAAGCAACTGCACAAAATGCAAAAGCAAACAAAGAAAACGCACAAGTAAACGCAAATGAATTTTTAATGTCATTCATTGATAAATCTTTATTTGTAAGTAATTCAGGACAAAAGAAAGAAACTATTTATAAAAGTAGTTTGTTTGAAAAATGTCTTACTGATAAAGATAAAAAGAGTTTACGCAGAAAACTACGTAATACAATGGATTCTTTTATTACTTCTTTTTCTGCATATGCAGAGCAAAAGAATACAATTAAACTAGAGTCATTATACACTGCATTTGATACATATTATAAGAATGTGTATCAATTGAATGACTATTCTTTAAATTCTCTTATGTCTAATAATACAGATACTCAAAAAAAAGAGGGTTTGCAAAAAATGTTATCAATAATCTCTAATATAAAAAAATAATGAAAGAATACATACCTATGATAGTAGCTTGCACAGTGCAATTTATTATCGTTACTTTTTATTTCTATAATAAAAAAGTATTGAGAAAAAAACATAGTAGATAAATAAAAAAGCATATAAAAAAAGAGTATTGAATATAAGGGATTATTTTATTTGTCCCCTATTTTTAATACTCTTTTTTGCAATTATGCAGACACCGTCCCCCATTTCCACACATCGAACTTTTACTGTCCTCGTATAAGGTACATCCTACATGGGTACATCCCCCCCCTGATAATAAATCCCCGCTCACTTTCCCTATATCACTAACTTCCCAAAAAATATCCTGGGATTTTAGGCTCCTCGTATAAAGGCCCTATCCCACCAAACAACCTACAAAAAAAGGATAGAGCGAATTTCCCAATCCATCCTATCCTTATAAAGCAGCATTGCTTTTCATGAAGTCATCATTGCAGTGCTTTTCATTTGCGTCGAAATTATCAATATAATACAATAAAAAAAAATAAAAACTATTTATGTTTACTGAAATATATAGCTCCCCATGTATATAGGAAGTACCCAATGGCAACTAATACTAGCAAAGGAGAAAATAACCAAACCCAGAAATAGGTTATAGCCTCTAGGAGCCTTGTCCTTTTCGATTTAGGTATCCCTTGACCCTCATCATCTAGGTCAACTATAAAATCCCCAGTATACCAAAATACCCCTACCACTATAGCCCCTACCAAGTAACTAAGGCTAAGGTACATAAAATACAATATAAACGTTAATGAACCCATAAGAAAAAAGTATTTGAATTAATGAACAATTTATTTAATAATGAAAGATTATTACTAGAACTCAATTAAAGGTATGCTAAAAATAGAGCTATTACCCTTTTATTGGTTTATTAATTTTACGGTAATGGGTAACTAGGTTATCCTCTACTCCCCACTTATTGGGTCCCCATGTCCTGAATTGCATGGCCCCCGTAGGTTTAAGGGTAAGGTATGTCCCATACTCATTTGGATAGTTACCTTTTTCATTAAGGATATACTCTATCCAAGGGGATTCAGGTGAAATTGGTTCCTGATTATGTTCTAAAACCTTGTAATTTACCATTTTAGCCAATGACTGGTTCACAATATCATCTAAATCAGCAACCATTCCCTCAATTTCATCCCTATAGTTCTTTGACCAGTCATTAAACATCTGGTTTGGTGAATATTTGTTCAGAAATACCTTGTAGGATTTGGTCAAATTGAAATTATGCCTTGGTTTTATCTTCCCACTAAGGACTAAATTCACCCTTTCGTGAATATTTAAGTGCTTATCCGAAAATAAGACACTTAAAACAGCCTGTTGTCGATTACTCATGGTCTTCTTTTACTAATTGTTCAGTCCTTACCCCATCTACCTCATGACCAAAGCCAGATAAGTCCTTTACCATTCTCCTAAAAACCTCACCTGAGTTGTAACCCAAGGTAAATGTAAGCCCCATATTACCCATTGGTTTCTTTACCTCTGATAATTCCTTGGCCTTATCTAAGTACCAAGTTTCTTTAGCCATATCCTGAGCTACCTTATTATTACCTTTTATGCCTAATCTCATCCTATACTTAAAAGCATTAATTAAACAGAAGTCTATTACCTTCTGTTCTCCCCAAATCTTTACCATCATATCTATTACCTCAATTGGGTAATTATTATAATGGCTTGGATGGTTTACTTGTTCTTTGTTCTTTTCCATGGTATTAAATTTTAATGTCATCAAATACCACGGGCACTAATACTTGCATAAGTCTAAGCAGGGGGCACATAAGCTCCCTCATTTGAGGATGTGCTGCAGGTGAAGTACGTTGTTTGAATATTGTTCTCCACTCTCTTAAGTTGGCCGTGATTGCTACCTCTGTTTTTAAAGAGTTAGGTAATACTGACCGTGCTTCTTGAGGTTTCCAACCCAATTGGATAAGCATGTTGTAGTTTTGCTCAGCCTGTTGCATTGCTCTTAACCAAGTACTCTTGGCAGCTTGTACTGGGTCACTAGTTGATACCTCAACTATTGTTTCCATTGCATGGTCATCAATTGAAGCCATAGCACTACATTCATAGTAATCAGGAATCCAACTTGGGATTACAAAGGTTAGCTGGTTATCAAACTTGTCCTTTGAATAGTTACAGTAACGTGTACTTTCCTGTGAGAAAGATGCTAGTCTGTGCCTAACTAATTCATGTGATACCCCCCGGTCACATATAAATAAAACCGAGAATGATTGGTGTTCTAATACTGACTCATGACCAAGTGCAATTAGGTTAGTTACAAATTTAATAGAACTCTCTTCAGTGATTTTATCTTCACTCTTATAACAAGTCCTACCGGCTCTCTCAATAGCCTTTAGCATTTCCTCACCCCTTATTAGGGTTAACAGCTTTGTTGATGGTTTAATTAATCTCATCTTAGTTTTGTTTGGTTGTTAGTATTTCTGGTTTGCTTGTTCTCAAAAGAATGGGTTGCATGGGGCTGTTGAATGTACATTGGGTTAACCATATCTTACCAGTTGAGGTAATCTGTTCTATTTCCTCCGGTGATAGTTCCCAACAGGAATGAATAATTCCATTAGGTTCCCTATATGCAGGGAGTTCTAGGTACTTGGGTTGGCCTTCCCCCATAACTATATTATGGCCATCAAATCTTACTGGTTTCATATTACTTTATATTTAAATTATACTTTGAAGTTAATCTTTTTAGCTTACTATGGATTGCAACTAAATCTGTTTTTGCTATGTCATCTACTGAAGAGGATATGGCATTAAGCAATAATTTGATACCCTGTTTTGCTACCCTGTAGTTGTATTCGGATTCTACTGAATCACTCCATAGCTTATAAGATGCATTAGTTTTAGTGTCTCCAATCCTGATAAGAGCACCATTGCTGTTTACTATTGCCGACAATTTGATTTGATTTGATAAGGTTGCTACTTTTGATGTTTTATCAATATCTTCAACTGTAGCTTTATCCACAGAGTAGGTAGTTACGCATAAAATATTATCTCCTACTTTCAATAATTGTTCACCCTTAGTAATTGGGACTTCCACTGCCTTAACAGACTTAGCTTTTGTACTGTTCTTTTTCATGTTTTTACATAAATTTATTATTATGTATAACAATAGAACTAGGGTATATCAAACTAGAAAACTATTCGCAATACCACTAGGGCATAGTTTATATACAGACAACTAACAAATAATATATGATGAAAAATCTTAAAGTACTGGGAGTATGCCAAGGTCAGGGAGCATTGCTTTTCCCACTTAGGAAGTATGTGATTGGCAATATAGAGCCAAGGGGATGTTTCCATACCCCAAAAGAAGAACAGTGGAAACTCAATTTTGGTGATATACCATTTGTAAGAAATATGGATGAACTGGTTATACCTAAGCAAGTAGATATCATAATTGGCTCCCCCAACTGTGGTACTAGTAGCATACTTTCATACTCTAGAAAGAAGTCCTTAGGTAAACCTAGAGAAGATGAGAGTATTAATATGTTTATCAAGGTAACCCAAAGAATACAACCAAAGGTCTTCTTGATGGAAAATCTACCAAAACTCTTAGATTTTATAACCTTGAATGATTGGGGTACCTTATTCCTGGATTATGATATTGTGTACCATACTACCTCAGTTTCGGATTATGGAAATTCCCAAAAGTCCCGGGTAAGGCTTACCTTAATAGGAGTTAGAAAGGGGCAGTCTAGTTTTAAAATAGAACCATTCCAAAGAATATTCAAAGTAAGAGATATAAAGTCTACTAGAGAACTTCTAGAGTGCTCTAGATTATTACCTAAATACTTTCCAATGAATGGTAATATAAGAGAATTAGAAACCCATAAAGTTTGTATGTATGATTATAGGGACCCTAATAAAACAAAATTAAGCCTGAAAGAAATAAAAGATTTATGGGTAAAAGACTTTAGCCAATGCTATAAGTGGCCTATTAATTCTGCAAAGATGAAAACCCTGCCTGGAGTATATCGTAATAATCCTAACAGGCCACCCATGACTGCTAGAAAGCAGGATAGGCAGTTTAAACCAGATGGTACTATCATGAGCCCAGCTGAATTAGCAGTTATACAGGGCTACCCACTTAAGTATAAAATCTATTGCCTTGATGTAAATGATAAACAAAGGAACTATTGGATTAATAAAGGCAGGGTATCTGTAACCAAAGGGCCATCCTATGAAATAGGTTTATGGTTTAAAAAGTGTCTCTGGAAACAGCTCCTCGCGCATGCTTAGTTACTAGGTATTATATATATATTAAAATATATATAAATTATATTAATTACTTAGGTATAATATGAGGTATGTAATGTAATTTCTAAAAACAATACGATATGAAAAAAACGATTATGGTTATGGGATTAATAATCCTAGTTATTGGTTACTTCTTATTTGTAACCTTATCCCAAAAGAAAAAAGTAGAGGATGAATTAAACATCACAAAGATCAAGGTTCACCTTGTGATTAAGCAAAAGAATATTCAAGTTCCTAAGCCGTATCCGGTTTACTATTCAGCAGAGAAAGAAATACAGTATCTTCCAGATACTACAAAAAACAAGTATGATAGTTTGAAACTTGAATATGACCATCTTGTACTATTACATAACAATCAATCAAATACAACAGTACATGATACATTGAGAATAGCTAACTCATTCTTACTTCAATTTCCTGAATCAAGTAAGTTGATATCATTTGACCTATCAAAATCTAAAATGGTTTTACAGTTGCTAAGAATTGATGGTATACCAGTAGCTGATTACTATGACTTGAATTTAGATAACTATAACTATCGTTACTCAGAGGGTAGAATTACAACCAAAAGATTTGGTCAATTTCATTTATACCCTAACTTAAGTTATTCATTCAGGCCTATCAATAACTTACATGATATTGATTTTGATTTGAATATCAAGACCACTAATTTCATTTATAAACTGGGTGCTAATGCTTTCTATTATCCTAAATGGGATAAAACAGGGTATGACATGAAACTAACCCTACAATACAATTTCTAAAGTATGGCCATCAGGATTGAAACCAACACTAAATACCTAACCCCCCAAGAGATAAAAGAATTGTCCTTAGCAATTAAGGATGTATTCTTTTTCTCTATGTTTATATGGGTAGTTCACCCAAAACGGGGTAAGGTTAGATTCGAATTATATCCCTACCAAAAATCAGTACTATACCAGTTTCTTGCAAAAAGGTTCAACATAATCTTAAAGTTTAGGCAAGCTGGTATCACGGAATTAATTGCAATGTACTGTTTATGGTTAGCAATGTATCACCCAAATAAGAAGATAAACATTATCTCTATAAAGGACACAGTTGCTAAGAAGGTTTTGAAGAAAATCAAGTTCATGTACAAGAACTTACCAAAACATTTACAAGTACCAATTGTAAATGGTAGAGGTGGAGAGATTGGAACTACAACTGAGATTGAATTCATAAATGGTTCATTCATTACATCCCAACTACGGAGGATGCTGGACGTTCAGAAGGTCTATCATTATTAGTTATCGATGAAGCTGCTATCATTAGGTGGGCCTCTGCTATTTGGGCAGCGGCCTTTCCTACTTTATCAACTGGGGGTTCTGCAATTGTAAACTCTACTCCATACGGAGTTGGTAACTTCTATCACAGTTCCTGGGTAGATGCAGTTTCTGGAGAAAGTCCACTATCACCAATCCGTTTGAGATGGCAAATGCACCCAGAACGTGACCAGGACTGGTATGATGAAATGTCTAATGCATTGGGTACTAAAAGAACAGCACAAGAAATTGACGGCGACTTCTTATCATCTGGTAACAATGTATTTGACTTAGCAGATATCAAAGCAATAGAGGAAACTCTGGTAGATTACCCCGTAATCAAAAGCAGACTAAATGGCCAGTATAAAGAATTCGATGAACCTGATAAACATAAGGAATACTTTATAGGTGGTGACTGTTCTACTGGTAGAAGTAGTGACTACTCGGCTTTCACAGTAATGGATAAGCCAGGTGAAGAATCCGCAGTCTATAAAGGTAGAATACCTCTTGATAAGTTTGGTAGACTTATGGCTGATACAGGCCAACGTTATAACTGGGCAAAATTAGCACCAGAAACTAATGATGTTGGTATGGCAGTAACCATGTACCTTCAAGATGAAGGCTATCCAAATTTATACTATTTTAGGAAATTACTAAAAAAGAAAGGTAAAAGTAAACCAGATGTGGAAGAGTTTCCTGGATGGTTAACCACAACTAAAAATAGGTCTTTAATAATTGAGAACCTAGAAAAAGATATACGGGAAGATAACTGTATTATAAAAGACCCATTCTTTGTACAAGAAGCCTACACCTTTATATATGATGGTGTAGGCCGTCCTGTAGCAATGGGTAAACACCAAAGAACATCTTCAGTGGATATAGACCTTGAAGGTGAAACTTATGCAGATGATGATATATTTGGTAAAGCAATAACAAACCATATACGTAAATCACCATCCAACAATGTAGTAGTATTACCTCAATAATAAATGAAAACTTATGGGATTCTTAGGAATAAGCTGGAGTAGAAAAGACTCTAAAAAAACAACACCCCCAGCCAGTACTAGTAGTGATGGTAAAGGGGTAATATCACCTGGTAGAGTATCAGTACCAAATGATGCTGAACTAAGCATTATGGATACCCTAAAGAACCTAACTGGTTTAGTTACTCCTTCTTATCGTACTGAGTTAGTGCCATTGATACGGGAACTTTATAAGGTGAACCCTGATATAAGCATAGCTTTACAGGATATGTTTAAACTTGCAAACACTGGTCATAAGGTAACCTTCCCTGAGAATACCGATGAAGAAGCTAAAGCAATGGTGGGACATTTAGCTATTGCAACAAAAAGGTGGTCTAAATATACTGCAGGTATAGACGGCCTAGTAAATAAATTCATTGTTCAATGTTTAGTGGGTGGTGCAATATCCGTTGAAGCTGTACCAAACTTGAAACTAAATGGGTTATCCACAATTTTATTTGTAAATCCTGAGGATATAAGGTTCCAGAGGTTACAGGATGGGGTATATCAACCATACCAAATTAATAAGGGTATTAATCTACCCTACAGTAATGAGAAAGACCCAACTAGTGTACCCTATATAAAATTAAACAATGAGACATACAAATATGTTTCCATGTTTAATGATACCGACGAACCCTATGGAGTACCCCCTTTTCTTGCTGCCTTAGATTCACTAAAGACTCAGGCTGATATGAGAACTAATCTCAAACAGATAATGGAGTTAATGGGTTTACTTGGTTTCCTGGAAGTGACCATGGATAAACCAGATAAACTAGCTAGTGAATCAGAACCTGCATACCGTAAAAGGCTGGGTAATATGCTAAAGGCCCTTAAAACTAATATCATGGGTGGTATGAAGGATGGGGTAGTAGTTGGCTATAAAGATGACCATGAGTTTAAATTAAACTCAACTACCAAGAACCTGGGTGGGATAGATAAGGTATGGTCATTAAACCAACAATCAGTTGCTAATGGATTAAGCGTTAATGGTACTATAATAGGTGTTCAATCAACCACAACTGAAGGTGCTGCGGGTATTATCTTGTCAAAGCTTATATCACAACTGAAGAATATTCAAATGTTGGTAAAAGATGTACTAGATTTTATCTATACGCTTGAATTACGTTTAGCTGGGTTCAATAATAAAGGCATGGTTATTGATTTTACATCATCCACTGTATCTGATGAGCTTAAAATCCAACAGGCAATGGAATATAAGATTAGGAACCTAACCGCCCTATACACCCAGGGACTTATATCCCAAGATGACTTTGCAAGAGAGATGGGTATATCAAGTCCAGCACTTAAAGAACCAAGGCAAATAGCAACACCCCCTGGAAGTACACCAACACCTGGTGTATCAAGCCCAGTGGATTCAGCTAAAAAGAAAAAAAGGGAGAAGGCTAAAGATGCCTCGGACCGTAAAACCAGAGATAAGACAAAAACTGTACCAAAAAGGAAAGACCAAAAAAGTGTTTAAACAAACTTAAAAATTATATAACATGTTCGAAGACGTAATGATATTGGGCAATGGCCATAGTATGTTAGTAGGGCATAAGCCAAACAAAATCACTGAGAAAACATTTTCTGAAGACATCTTCAAGAATGCTAAGGTTGATGAGAGTATAAGCTCATTTGGCTTATTCGGGGGGAGTATAAATTATAATACTTTTTACCCAGACCTAAAACCAGAAGATATAACACCACAGGATGCTGACTTTATAGAGCCAGTATACCGGATGTTATCAGAGTGTATAGTGGGTAGTTATTACCCAACCGACTTTAGCCGGAATAATGTACTAAGGGATTCAATGAGTTTACTTATTGGTCAGACAGTAAATTGTGACCATGAAACTGAGGTGGGCAATGCAATTGGTGCAGTAAGAACTACAGCATGGCAAGAAGCCTATAAAATTGGCGACCTTGATGTACCAGCTGGTATAAATGGCTATCTAAAAATAGATGCTAAATCTAATCCCCGGCTTGCTAGGGGTATAATGATGGACCCCCCATCCATACATAGCAATTCAGTTACAGTTAAGTTTACTTGGGAACCATCCCATCCCAACATGGACATAAATGAGTTCTATAACAAGATGGGCTCATATGATGCAGATGGTAATTTGATTTGTAGGGTTGCCACAAAGATAATCTCATATATGGAGACATCCCTGGTATCCGCAGGTGCCGACCCATTTGCAAAACAAATACGGGATGGTAAAATAGTTTTACCTGAATCGGCTAATGGTAACTACAGTTTTTCAGCTAATCCTGAAACTAATAGTGAAACACCATACTTCTACATGGATTATAAGGATATAACCCGGATGGATACTATACACAATACTATGGTATTTACTTATGACAAAGAAAAATTAGGAAAACAACACAAATCAAAAACAAAAAATAACATGAATGAATTAGAAACTTTCCTGGCAAGCCTGTTCAGTGGAGAAGGTTTATTAACCTTGTCTGAGGGTGCAACTGCTAATAGAGAAACTGTTACTTCTCTAATATCAGGAATGGTTACTGAAGTAGCCCAATTAAGAGCATCAAATGACCAGCTTACAACTGACTTAGCTGCAAGAACTCAAGAACTGGCTGATGAGAAACTGAAACAGCCAAATGCAGAGATGGTATCATTGGGAGAAACTGCTCTAACCAGTTTACGTAACCAAACAGTTGAAAACTATAAAAAATTAATGGGGGACAAATCCGACCCAGCATTACTATCATTGTTACAGAACTCCAACCACACTTCATTGGTTACTTTCAATGCAACCTATGAACAACAATTAGAAGAAAAGTTCCCTGTAACCTGCTCTAAATGTGGTTCACATGAAGTAAGCCGTGCAACCGCATCTGTTGAGGTTACTGAAACAGAAGAGAACCAACTCTCTGAGGTACCATCAACTGTGAGTGCAATTGATAAACTACGTAATGGTAAATTATCTACTGGTTCAACATTGTAGGATAAGAGATTAAAATCCCTATATAAATAAATTTAAAAAGAAAATTATGTCAAATCAGATGACTTTACTTGGGGATATCACCCCCAAAAATGTGTTTCATAAAATTGAGTCACATAAATTAATGAATGCCTTTCCAGTAAAAACTGGGGAAGTAATTGTTGAGTCCCAACCAGTAATCCTTTTGGATGATGGTACTATCCGGTCTTTCAAAGCAGGGGATGACCCAAACAAAATCATTGGAAATGCAGTCACTGGCTCTGCTCACCCAGCATATGTAGAAAGTCACCAACATGGTGTAGTCGATGTAACTGTTGCTGTAAGGGGCTTTGCTATTGTATATGGGGTTGCATCAGCAACTATTGTGGCTGGTCCTGTAGTACCAGATGGTACTTTGGATGATACAAAACGATTTGTATCCTACAAACAGGCTACTGTACCAACAATTGTTGGTGGCAACGTAACTTCAGTTGGTGACCCAGTATTAGCCTACTCACTAAACCCTGCCGATGCTGGGGAATTAATCCAATTATTAATCCTATAATTAAAGAAACATATGCCACAAAATTAAAAGCTGCGGATCTTCTAAAAGAAGTTCCACAGATGGTCCAACAACTGGATGCTGCCCGTGGAGGTAGTGATAAAGTAAAGCCTGTAGAAATCACCTTTGGAGAACTTACCCAGGAAAAATGGGGTATTACTCAGGAGGACTTACTTTCAAAGGTGGGTATCAACCTAAAAGTAGATACCATGGAAAACATCTTCTCAATGCCGGACCCAAATGCTCGTTGGGTTGTACCAGAAATCATTCGTAGTGCAATTGTTCTGGGTATGCGTCAGGCACCTTTTTACCCAAACTTAATTGCCAGTGACCAACCCATCAGTGGTTTAACCGCTATCATGCCATGGGTAAACATGAGTGATGCTGCTCCTTCAAAGGTGAATGAGGCTGAAACTATTCCTCTGGGTACTATCAGTTATGGTCAAAAATCAGTAAACCTTTTCAAAATTGGTAAGGGTATCAAAATTACTGATGAAGTAAGAAGCTATGTATCTCTTGATGTTATGGCTATTTTCTTACGTGACTTTGGTATTCAACTTGGGTATGCAATGGATAACCTTGCAATGGATACTATCATAAATGGTAACAAGCCGGATGGTTCCGAGTCTATTTCTGCAATTGGTGTAAAAACACCAGGTTCAATTGCCTATCGCGATTTACTCCGGGTATGGATTCGCTCTGCACGTATGGGAAGAAACTTCAACACAATGGTTGGTGGGGAAGATATTGCCCTTGATATTTTGGATTTACCAGAATTTAAACAACGCTACTTGGGAGAGACCATTGCAACATTGAACGTAAAATCACCAGTACCGAATTCTTCTGACTACTATATTCACCCGGGTGCTCCTGATGGGGCTACTATCTTGGTGGATAAAAGAGCAGCCATGATTAAACTTACAGCAAAGAACCTTACCTTGGAAAGTGAGAGAATTATCTCCAACCAAACATCAGAGGTGTATGCCAGTTTAACTACAGGCTTCTCTAAGATGTTCCAAGATGCTTCTATCTTAATTGATAAGAGCAAAGACTTCTCAGTAGCTGGGTTCCCAACATTTATGAATATTGACCCATTCTTATCTGTAGCACTTTCTCAATAAGAGAAACCATTCATTATTAAAGAAAGGGAGTTACTACTTTAGGTAACTCCCTTTTCCCAAAGTTATAAACCAACAAATATACAAAACTATGGCTACAAAAGCTAAAACAAAGAAAATTACTCTAGGGGAGAATGCAAATTACTTCCATGATTCCTTCACTGGAATAACCCTAGCAAAAGGCGACATCAAGGAAGTTGAAGAACGCCAGTTAAGAACTAAAAGAATCCGGAATGCTTTTGCAACGGGTCACTTGGCTTACCCAACCCTGGAAGATTCTGGGAACACTGATGAAGAAGCATTAGATGTATTGGTAACCAAAATTAAACTTGCTGCTACTTCTGGAAAAGATGTAAAAAAGACTGCAGCAATGTTTTCAACAAAACAATTGGAAGCAATTGCAGAGAGTCTTGAAATTGAACCAGAAGAAACTGATACAAAAGAAACTCTTGTAGAAGCCATTTTTGGAAAAGTATCAAATAAATAATCCCTAAAACCCTATAAGCCATGAAAGTAGGATATACTTTTACTAAAAATGGTTTGGGGGTTACATTTAGAGATATCTCCAGAGAAGTCCCAGCAGATAGTAAATATCACTGGGACTTTGGTGATTCTATTGTGACCGAAGATACCCAAAACCCCAGCCATACTTATACCTTACCTGGTTTTTACCTGGTCACTCTTACAGTAAACTTAGGTGAACCCAGTGAGCTATCCTATAAAGCCGTAGTTGGGTTAACAGAAACAGCAAAAACAACCCTATCTGACACAATATATAATCTTATAGATTACCTAATACCTTCAGAGTTCATCTCTCCCTTAAACTATGAATATAATAAAAGGATATATATTGAGAAATGGCAATTATATATACAGCCACTAGTAAACCATGATATACCCGAAGAACAATATAATAATGAATTGCATTATGAAGCACTAGAAAACCAGTTAATAATGGAATTGGCCATGTATGACTGGGTAAATGCAAGTGTGCTTTCTTTATTGGGCTCTTTATCTAAAACTTCACAAGGTGGTGATAATGATAGCGGTGATGTAAAACATATCGTAACTGGTCCATCAGAAGTAGAATTTTTTTCAAACAGTGAAGTAGCTTATAAGACTTTAGTATCCGCCATGAAAAAGGATGGTATAATTGACATGATAAAAAAGAATCTGTGTATGCTATCACAAAGGTTATCCATATACCTACCTATATGTAACCTAATAAAGTCTGAAGCCTATATACCAGAAGTATCAAATAGAAGAGAGCCTGGAGCACTAGGAGGACCAAACCCTACCTATCCAATAGCTAAAACCTAAAAAATATGGCTAATCAATCAATATCTGATAAATCTTGGGATAGATATAAGAATATAATATCCCAATTCATTGATAATGACATTGGTAAACAACCCATAACCTGGAAGAGGGCAATAACCCAGCCTTTAGAGTATGGAGAAGATAGTCAAGAACCCTACTACCCGGATATAACTCTAGAGGTATTAGTAGGTTACAATTACATGAGACAATGGCCGCTAAGTAGACCAACAACCACTGGAGAGTTGGATAACCAAAACTGTGTAATCTGGGTATCAGCAAGTAAATTAAAGGAATTGGGCTACTTAAATAGCCATGATTACTGGGATATGGACCCATCACTGGATAGGTTTATAATAAGTGGTAAACTATATAAAACTTCTGGTGACACTCAGGTAGCTCAGGCAAAAGATAAATCCCTGCTTTTTATGGTAATATTGAAGAGGGAAGAAGACAAAGAAATTGATTAATAATATATAAAAACACAAGTTATTATGGCAAAACTATCTAAGTATGTATCAGAAGTAAAAAAAACTGTCCCCGGTTTTATAGCTGATGCAAGAACAATTGGCTCAGGTGCTGGAAAAGTACCTAGTATACCTGTATTGGGTGGGTACTTTAGTGGAGGTAAAATATTTCGAATCCTGGTATCTGGCGATGTAGGTTACGTAGAGGGTAAAACAATGGTATCAATTGTAAGTGACCAAGATGCAGGAGACCCCGTATGCTGGTCTTATGCATCCCAAGCTGATGGTGCATTTTGGCGCCAACAGGGCATAGGTACAACCCTACCAGGTATTAGTGAGAGTAAGAGTAACACGGATAAGATTTTAGCCATATTAACAACAAACCTTAACCCAGCAGCCTTGAATACCTATGCTGCATATGCTGCTTTCAACTATGCCTCACCTGATGGTAGCACTGATAAATGGAGTTTACCTTCCAGTGAAGAACTGGATAAGATATGTTGGTTGAATAAGTATGCAACCAGCCCTATTAAAGGGTTCTTACCAAATGTATCTGGTGAATACTGGAGTTCTACTGAAACTGTTGGGCAAACCTCACAAGCAGTGTACCTAAGTCTTAGTACATATGGGACTATGGGGGATGCAGATAAAGAACTTACAAAAAAAGTACTGCCGGTAAAAACTATTGAGTATACAGATATGGACTACCCTTTAACGGAAGATGCCATGGACAACTTAGTAACTGAAGAGGTAAATGTAGTTCGTACAGAACAAACTTTAAAGTTTACTTTAACTAAAGAGCCATTAAACCTATTCAGTACATTCTTATATATAGATAACCTGGGGGATGGTAACCCAGCTACTTTTGTGCCAATGCACTGGGGTATATTCATATACAAAGTAGAGGGTAAAAACATTTACTTTAATGTTGCTCCGGGGGGGATGACTTTTGACCATGAGACATCAAAGGTAATGATTACCTATGTACCCAAGAAAAACAACATTGAAGCATGATGATAGTGGATAAACTTATTGTGGAAAACCCTGTTATAGCCACTATAAGATTAATATATGGTACTTTATCTGGATGGTACATTCACTTGTTACTGTACTTTTTACCAATAAGGGATTTATCCATATGCATATTCATTGCCTTTATAGTAAACTTACTGATGGGCATATTTGCAGGGGTACTGGTTAATGGTGAGGCTTTAAACATGAAAAAGTTTTTATATGCTTTTTTTGAAATAGCCATATACCTTGTAATTGTAACCTGCGGGTATACCTGGGGTGAAAAGATGGGTAGTCTATACTTAATACTAGAGGGCCTATCTATACTAACCTGGTCATGGATATACATGTATCTTGTAAACTTTTTAAAAAATGCTAGTAGGGTTGCACCTACTAGCAAAAATATAAAGTTTGCTTATTACATATTGGGCTTAGAGTTTATAAAGTACTTACCTATGTTAAAGAGGTTTGAAAAACAAGAAACTAAAGCAAGAAAATATTATAGGGTTAAGAATAAATATAAACATTATGAAAAAGAAAAATAACAGTTTATTAAAAAGGTTATCAAGTCCCACACCTAAGAAATGGAAAGCTAGGTCTATAGTTGCTGCAAAATTAGCCGCAGCATTAACTGCTGGTTTAACTGCTACTAAGGCATTGGATATAAACTACCCACAATCAGTTAATTATGTAGTGGGTGGTGCAATATTCATATGCATCTCATTAGTAACCTACTGTCAACAAAAGACTGAACCGGAACCAACTAAAACTAACTAACATGAAGGAGTTAATACCCATAGTAAAGGAAATAGTAAGAACATTTAATTGTAACCTAGAGGTAGCATCGGTAATGGCCTTCCTGGAAACTGAGACTGGTGGTAAGGGTTTCAATGGGGATGGTAAGATTATCATCCAATTTGAGCCTTCATGGTATAAGAAGTTGGCACCCTATTCACCTTCTGGTTTATGGTCTTTAAATAAGGTAGATGTACAATCCAAAGAGTGGACAGCTTTCAATGATGCTTTTTCTAAAAACCCTACAGGTGCTATGCAAGCTACCTCAATTGGTATGGGGCAAATAATGGGCTTTCAGTGGAAAGCTTTGGGCTACAATTCAGTAAATGATATGTGGGACGATGCAAAAAGAAGCATTGACAGGCAAATCTGGCAGGTATGTAAACTAATTACATCTAACAAGAAGCTGTTAAGTGCACTCCATAACCATGACTGGAATACCGTGGCTTGTATATATAATGGCTCTAAGTACAAGGAGTTGGCAATTAAACTAAATAGGGTACCTTATGACAAAACAATGGCCCTAGCCTATACAAAGTATGCTTCCTTAACTTAGGTATTATTTACAATACCAAACACTTAATATATAATTACCATGGCTTCTAATAAGGTAAACATAAATATCCCAACCCCTAACATAGACATTGAACTTGTTGGAGATTGGGATAAAGCTATAGAATTACCCGAACTAGTAGTAAGGGCTATGGCAGAGGGCTATGATAAAGCAATCAGGGAGTGCTCAAGAGACCTCATAAAAATAGTAAAGAATGCAATAAGTACTGGCCTACCTCCTGGTGGTTCTGGTGTAAGATGGGCTCCCCTCTCACCTAACACAATTAAGACACATGGTGTACATAACATATATAACCTAACAGGATTTTATGAAAGGTCTATAGGTGTACACACATACAAAAATAGGGTACTAGTGGGCATCCCATTAAATATCAGGACCCCAGGAGGCTTAACCATAAATCAGCTAGCTATATTACTTGAACATGGTAGTACTAATAGTGGTGGTGGGGGTATTCCTCCAAGGCCCCTATGGGCACCTGCCATGAAATCCTATGGTGGTACTGATAAAATAAAAAAAGTAGTACTAAAACATCTCAAGAAAAGCATAAAAGAACATACAGGTATAGAACCTAAACAAATGTCAGCAACATGGTAGATACCCAGGAGATAATCGAAAGGTCAATATACTCTGCATTGCTAACAATAGCAGTAGAAAAAGGGTATACATTAGACCCCAAAAAATACTTACCAGCAACACCAGCTAATAAAATACTATTCAATAATGATAAGGCTAACCTAATATCAACAGGTAAGCCTTTTGTTAGCATATTTGGTGCAGGTAATAACCAATCTAGGGGTATGAAGGAATGCCCCAGAATATCTATAGACCCCATGGGGTTTTTCCCAGGTGATATTGGCTTTCCCAAACAGTCTATTGATAAGGCTGATACTGGCTACATGGTTAGTGAATCCAATTATACTGAATCAGTAGACCAATTAGTAAACATAACCCTTACATCAAACAACATCTCCCATATGAGGCTACTTCATAATATATTGAATTCTGCAATCCCCCAAAGGGGTTACATAAAGCCCTATATATATGATGAAAAACCCTTTGAGGGGAATCTATTCATAATGGTATCAAACTTCTATTCATTGCCTGATACAGACAAGGGTATCATGGAAAAGGTATACCAGTTCACAGTAAAGGACACCATCCTAGAGGAATTATTCATACCAAGTGGTGAAATTATACCACCATTGCAAGATATTTCTCTACTGAATAACGAAATGTCCCTTTTAGAGATAAAAAACAATTTATAATCTATAACAAATAAAAATGTATGCCCGATTCACCAACTACTAATTTTAGCTTCCACAATGAAAACATTGCAGCTAGTACTCCCTCACTAGGAGTATCCCATGTATTGGCAAGGACTACCTCTGGGGTATTTAATGACCCTAGTACTGTAGTAAAAAACCTGGCCCAGTTTAAAAAACTCTATGGAAGTGAGATAGTACCAGATGGCTCAATCTCAAATATCGAAATGGCCCTATCTAGTGGTTCAATGTTACGTATCAATAGAGTACCCGGGAATGGTATAGCTAAGGCTGTAGCCATTTCTGCGATATACAATAGTGATGGTATCTTAACCACTGATGCAGGTGAGATAATCACGGGGGATGTTGGTAGCACCTTTAGAATAGCTCTTACAACGGGCGAGTCTTCTGTAGGTAACATATATAAACTGGTATTAGAGATAGCCATCAGAACAAAACAATACACTGATTTTCCAAATAAGTTAGCTAAGGTATTCATGTCACAGAATGGTTACTTAAACATCAATTTGTATGGTAACATCTTCAAGCTAACCGACATTGTTTCTTCAAACTTGGTTGAAACAATACCTGTTATGCTATGTAAAACTGTAGCTGGTACTGTAGCTGATGACCCAAGAGTAATAACTGGAATCGATTTTTCAAAACTACTTGCTTTACTTAATAATGATTCTAGTAATACCCTAGAATTTGTATTAAACTCTGCAGTATATACCACTCCTACAGGTGCACCACTTGTAATAAACAACGTAACCGAATTAACTGCATTCTTGGATAAAAATGGCATCCGCTTTAAAGGGGGTACCATGCTTACCGGATATGGAGATGAAACAGTAATGGGCCCAATCTTTACTGGCGGCACCGGCTTGGTATATTTATTTGAGGGTGGAAGTATGGGATTAGCTCCAACTGCACAACAGTGGATTGATTCCATGGAGTACCTAAAGGATTATACTGATGCATATCAATTATCATGTTCCCACATTGACCAACATCTAACGGAAGCTGATGCTAAACTTGTTCATATAGCAATGTCAGACTTTGTAAATGATGCACAGGAAGTAGTATACTATATTAGCATACCCAAATATAATACTGCTGGTGTACCAATGACATATACTGAGTTAATTGAATGGGTAGAAGATATGATTGAATCAGTGGGCCACTCAAAATATGTTGCTTACTTTGGTGGAGGCTATAAGTATTATGATGCTAAGGGGGTATTAAAGAACTGTGATAACCTGGGTACTGTACTCGCACTTGGGGATAACTCAGCATCTCAATATGGCCCATGGTATCATTTTTCTGGTAGTAATAGAGGCTTGGTACCAAACTCAATTGGCCCTGTATCACCAAACTATGGTTCACCAACTAACTATGTTAAGCTAAACAGCATAGCAAACGGGTATATCAACATGTCAGTAATAAAGGATGTAGCTAGTAAGGGTAAACAAACCATGTTGTATCATAACTTTACATCCCAGTTAATTGATAACTCTGAAAAATTCTTGGGTATTACAAGGTTAAACCTATACCTAAAGAAGACCCTAAGACCCATTCTAGAGTCTGCCCTTGAAGAGCCAAATACATTTGCAACTTGGAATACCATTTACTACAAGGTAAAGCCATTTCTTGACCAATTGCTTGGTACAGCAATGACCGAGTATGAATGGAATGGTGACCAATTTGCAACCTCCTATAAAGACTTAAGTATAAATACTGAGGCTGATGTAAGACTGGGTAAATACAAAGCATCACTAACCTACAAGGATATTGTAGCAATGCAAGTAGTAAACCTTGATGTAACTATAGATGCAGTAACTGGTACTGTATCTTTTTCTCAAACAACCAGCAATATAAGTAACACTTAAAAAACTTAAAACATATGGCTAAAATAAAAAACCCCAGGAAGAAATTCCTATGGCAGGTAACCTTTATTAACCATCCCATAAACCCATTTCTTTTCATGAAGTTTAATCTACCAGAAAAGTCAATTGAACAGGTAGAACACGGGGATGTAAACAGGGATGTAAAAACTGCCGGTAGAGTAAAAATTGGTAATGCAACCGCGGAAAAATTAGAGACAACATCTGGCTCTGATACTTGGCTATGGGATTGGATGCAATCTATCCAGGACACCAAACTTGGTGGAGGTCTAAGACCAGACCAGTACTGGGAAACCATAAAGGTGGATGAGCTTGCTGAAGATGGCGTATCAATATTGAATACCTGGATTCTCGAAGAAGTTTGGCCAATGAAGGTAAATGGCCATGAATGTGAAAGGAAAAGTTCCGATAACACTATTGAAAACATTGAGTTTTCAGTGGGTGATATGGATAAACTTTAATTAAAATCCACTATAGAAGGTATGGCTCACATGGGTCATACCTTTTGTAGCATTATACAACAAAACAACAAAAACAACAAGACATGGAAACAACAGAAAATTTAAGCTTGCCAACAGTAAGGACTTTAGAGTTCGTAGCACCTTCAGGTCATACCTATAAGATTAGGGAACAAAATGGTGATGATGATGATGTATTATCAGACCCAAATAGGGGTAAGACTCTACACAACCTTTCAGATTTTGTATCCGGCATTGTAGTATCTAATACCCGGACGGGTGGTAGACTAACCCCAGACCAGGTTCATGAACTGCCATCCCTTGACAGATACACCATACTATTCAAATCCCGGATATTCTCACTTGGGAGAGTAATAGACTTTATATGGGACTGGGGAAAAGAGTTTGGTGGTCAACAGACTTATGAACAAGATCTTGAAGACTTCTTATTTGACTATAGTGTTACTCCAACAGAAAAGATTCTGAATAGTAAACCTAATGCTATACCCTATTATCCTGTGCAGGATAAGGAAACTGATATTGAGTTTGAACTTACTTCAGGTAAAGTAGTAAAGTTTGACTTGATGACTGGTGAGGGGGAATCCTACATGGTTAACATTTTAGTAAAGACTAAAAACATTGAACTAAAGGCCCGGAACCTATGCTTACTTGTAAACAACAAGTATGAAAAGGTAGAAAGTTTCAAGGTATTCAGTGTAAAGGACATGATGGAAATCCGGAGTAAGGTTGCTCAATATGACCCAATCTTCACAGGTGTAATGGACTTGGAAAACCCTTTGTTCCCTAACATAAAGGATAGAACCAATGTTATCACCATCCCAAGTTTTTTCTATCTGGGGGAGATATAATTGAAGATTTTGCATATGTAACAAGGTCTAAAATAAACATAGACTTTGTTACATTTTGTAAACTCCCCCTAAGGAAAAGGCGTAAGTTCCTTATCAATGCTGATAATTACTTTAAAGAGATTAAGGCAAAGATGGAAGGAAAAGCAACAAATTAATTAAAACAAATACCCCCATAAGTATGTTTACAAGTGGTAGCCCAAATGCGGGCCAGTTACAGATTGGTATTGCTCTAGTATTACAGGACAGGTTCTCTAATCAGGCAAGGGAGGCTTCAGCAGAGATAAGGAAACTTCACCAGGAAGCAAAGAATGTAACTAATGCTAATCTAGGTGCTGTACAAAGCTTAGCTGGCTCAGGTGCTGCAATTGGTGCTGGTATAGGGGCTGCTCTATATGGTGCTGTAAAACAAGGTGCTTCATTTATAGATACCATGACCTTTGTAGATGCAATTGCAAAGAAAAATGGTGTAACCATGCATGAACTTACTCAAGAAGCTAGGTCCTTAGGTAAAGATACCACGTTTGATTCCCGTGATATAGCTTCAGCTATGAAGTTCATGTCACAAGCTGGGCTAGATTCTAAAGAGATATATACCAATATACGAGGTGCAGCTAACTTAGCAGGTGCTACTGGAGTAAATTTAGGGGAAAAAGGGGGTGCAGCAGATATCTTAACTAGTGTTATGAAGGTGTTCAGGATGGAAACTTCTGAACTAAACTCTAACCGGGTTGCTGATGTACTTACTAAAATTACCACAAGGTCTAAAACTTCTTTAACTGATTTAGCAGAGGGTATTACCTATGCAGGTTCTACAATAACCAACTTGGGTGGCTCACTGGAGTCCACTGCTGCCTTCATGGGTATACTTGCTGATTCAGGTATGAGGGGTTCAATGGCTGGTACTGCAGTAGCAAATGCTTATAGGTATCTTGCCAGGTCAATTGCTGACCCTAAGTTCAAGGGTCATAAAGCACTTGCATCTTTAGGCTTATCCCGAAAAGACTTCGTGGATGCTAATGGCAACATGGTAGATATAGGTACTGCTATAACTAAAGTGGGTAATGCATCTAAAAAAATGGGTAACCTTGACAGGTTTAATACATTGGTAAGTATATTCAATGTACGTGGTGAACGTGCAGGAACCACCATGATTAAAAACATGGACCGGTACCTTGAATTAATGCAAGAATTACAAAGTGGTTCTCAGGGTTCTGCAGCAAAGATAATGGAGATGAGAATGGCTAATATTGCTGGAGGTATAGATATCATGACTTCTTCCCTGGAAAACTTAGTATCAACCTTCACTGAAAAACTAGCTCCTACGGTAACCCCCATATTTAGGTTTATTGGTTCTATATTTGATGCTATATCAGCTGTACTGAATGTACCCTACTTGGGACCCGTACTATCAGCTTTAGTAGTATTCGGTACGGGTTTACTTACAGTAAGACTTGGTATAATGGCCTTAACTGCAACATTCAGGTTACTCTTCAATGACTCTACTGTATCTTTTGCAAACATGATATCAGTTATGACTGTGGGTTGGAGAAAAGCTACAATGTCTGCTGAACAATATGCTGCAATAGAAGCTGGTATAATTGCTACAAGGAAAGCCGGCTTAATGGGGGATGCTGGTAAGATATTTGCTACATCTGCTGGAGGTAAGTACATACATAACAACCCAGGACAATATGCTGCTGGTGTAATGTTTAAAAATGGTAGGTATTACCAACAAACTGGTAAGGGTGCTACTGGAGTAACCCGTATATCAGCTGCAACAGCTGCTAGTGTACTGGGTGGTAAGACACCACAAGAACTGGGTTTAGTAGGTGCAGCTGCTACAAATTTGGGTATACATGGTGCTGGTGCTTGGGGTGCTGTTAAAGGTATAGGTAGATTTGGTTTAGGCTTACTAGGCGGCCCCACAGGTATAGCATTAACAGCCATTGCCTTCTTATTGCCTGCTCTCATAAGTGCATTCAGTGATAACACTAATTCACATAAGGAGAATACATCAGCGGTATTAACCAACAATGAAATGGAGTTAACAAAACTTCAAAGGTCTCAAAGTTTAAATGATGAAGAACAGAAGATAATGTTAGCTAGGTCAATGGATAACCTAGCAAAGACCATGGGTGCAGGTGGAGGTCCAGCTGCTACTGTTATTATTAATGTTGATGGGAAGGAAACTATTAGGAAAGAGATAGATAAACATGGTAAAGATGAAGTAATAAACGTAGGTGCACACTAATGGCTGAAACTAATGATTGGAGAAAACTGTTACTAAGTAATCGGAGTAATGGTAATAGGGGTATAGCCCCTATACAAACTGTACAAAAAATCCATACGGATATAACCAGTGGTAGTATATTAGGCCCTGCTTTAACTAGTCCTCTTAATAAGCTATGGAGAGCAAAAATCCTATTAAACAGGGCAAGCTCACCTATGGAAAAAAAGGATTCTATAGATGAACACATGCCTATCAAAAATAAGACTACCACGGATTCAAGGATTGAAAGGGATAAAAAACTAAAGAATATAAAGACTGTACCTGATAATCTTAACTATAGCCTTGCTAAGGAGACTCAATCAAAATACAAGAATGCTATATTCATAATAAACCCCCATACTAGTCCGGTAACAAAAATAGAAATCCAAGCTTTCTCTAATGTAGAAATTAATCCTGAGGGTACTTGGGCTACAGTAAAGAGTATGGGTAGGAATAACCCATTCTATATGTTCACTGGCTCTGAGGATACCCTATCATTTGACATCTCATGGTATGCCTTAGATGATAACCGGCAAGATGTTATAAATAAATGCCGGCTTCTTGAATCCTGGACAAAAGCTGATGGGTATGCTGCTGCTCCTCCAACCCTGTGGATATCATGGGGTGACTCAGACCTATTCTCTAATGAATATTTTATCCTTAAGTCAGCACCATATAAACCCAATAACTTTCAAAAGTCTTACAGAAAGGGAAATAGGAAAGACAGTGATTCAGAAATAATAAACTTAATGTTATATCCTAATACTGCAACCCAAACACTAACCTTTCATAAGGTTGCTAGTAAGAATTTGAAACATGAAGATATTATACCTAAGAGTAAATTAAGCACCACTACGGGTGTAACAATGTAACCAATATGGACAGTATTAAAAGCCCCTACAGTAATTCATATGGCCTATCTTATGATAACGGCGATATATCCCTAGAACGCTCACCTTACATATATACACCCAGTGAGAATGATGTATACCATACTGTAAAGGATGATGAAACTATACAAAATATTGCAGACCAATACTACCAGGACTCTGGTCTATGGGGAGTAATTGCCGATGCTAACTTAATATATAACCCCATAGATGAGATTGTACCAGGACTACAACTAGTTATACCAAATGGAAGATAATAAGCCAATACTAAAACATGGTACTGCTACACCCTACATTGCCATATTCAATTCAAGGGGAAAACCCATTATATGTCCAAAAAACAAGATGCCAATTGGAATGAACGTTTCCAATTGGCATTACGAGTATGATGAGGAGAAGGAGGATAGTGCAGAAATAACAGTAGAGACGGATAACCCCGACCTTATTGACCACCCTGACTTAGCTGAACAGAAGACAATAAAATTACAATGGGGATATATCTATGATGATGGCACAAGCCATTCAGGACCTACTAGGTCGGTAATTATAAGGGAAACTGATACCGACTTTGGTGATGACGGCATAAAGATAAAACTTAAGTGCACCGATAGCTTCGCAGTTACTAAAAGTACTCCAGCTGATATGGAAGAAAAGGTATTTGCCACATGGTTAAAACAAAATATACAGGGCAAGTTCTTTGTAGAGATAGTGGACCATACTACTAATACCCAGTTATTCATAAAGCCAGTAACTAAAAATCAAACCAATGGCCAAGAAAAAAAATGAAATCCATAAAGTATTTCTATCACAACAGCCAGTAATTAATGACTCATCTTCTATAAATAGGCCTGATGAGGTTGGTAAGGTAATATTGGGTGGTAGGGTTGAATTATCCGGGGAGTCCTCAAGTTATGGCGATGGGGATAAGTTCGAACTTGAAAACCAGAAAATATCTTCAATGAGGATTATGAGTGGGACGGGTAAAAGTCTATGGACTCAATTAAAGAAACTAACCAACCAGTTACCTAATGGGCCTTACATGATGGATAGTGGTAATGGCGGTATCAAAATACATAATCATAACTTTAACCAATCAACTAAACTACACTACACATATGCGGGGGGAAATGGTGAACTACTAAGTGTTAGTTTTAAAACCCAAAAGAAAACAAAACCATTAATAGCAACTGAAAGTTCAAAGATAGACCCCGAAACAAAAGCTGTAGATACATCAGTTAAACAAAGCCTGGAGTACCCATGGAGGCAATATCAGGTAATGTCGGAAGAGGACAGAAATAGTAGGGGGCTAAGCCAACACTTTAGACCTAACATAGATATGAACCCAGCAGGAAACTTTTCCATGGAAGATGTAACTAAGGGTATTGCTAGGGGTAGACAACCTAAACCAAAGAACTTAAGCACAAAGCAACTTCAAATGAACATGTATAATAGGTACAAGTTTGAAAAAGAGGCTGCTAATGAGATTGCCCAAAACTACAGGGTAACCCAGGAAGATATAAACAGGATGCTTCAACAAGCAAAATCAAACTTTGAAAAGTACCTGGGTGATGCTAAGAAAGGTGGTAGTCTTGAACCATTGCTTAAGTCTAACTCTATGGGTAAGTTAGTAGTGAAGAAAAGGCAAACCGTTAAAGAATGGATAAATCCCTATGATTATGCTAATCAAGAGGGTGGCGGCCCAGAGCACCCTAAAGGCAGCTATGATTATGGCCTGGATGTAATTAAGTCAAACCCTAACATAGTAGTACTTGATAAGATTACTACCAGGTCTTCTCAGGTGGGTTTTAAAGATGAACAGGCTGGCCTTACTGATTTAGGTTATAGGCCTAAAGTATTAGCAATATTAGATAAGGACATAGAAATAGATGTTGATGGTGCAAGGGTATTCGCTGCTGCAACACCACAACAGATAGCTGACCTTTATTCAAATAACGACTTAGTAACTGCTAATATAAAACAAGTAATTGGTCAGTTAATAACTGTGGGTAGACCAGAACTATGTACTAGTATGGTTATTGAATTAGCTAATATTTCCAAGAAATATAGTGGTGGGTGGTATACTAAAAAGGTAAAACACTCATTCACACCGGGTGCTGGCTATAAATGTGATGCAGAAATAATTAGGAAAGCTAACCCTGTAGACATTATAACTACACACTCTAGGGTACATACACCATCTCTTTATAAAGAAATAAATCAAATAGCTAAGGATAAAGTAGCTGATGGTATCATAGATACTTCATCTGAAGTTAAGCAAGTCCTTGACCAGTATTATAAAGAAAACCCTGGTAAGAAAGATACCAACATAGGTGTAACAGTTAAACCTGTTGAGGGTGGAGAAAAATTAGAAATTTGGCCAGCATCTGAGGAGAAGACCAATATAACTAATGTAAGGAATCAAATAAAATCTAAAAAGTAGCCCATGTTAGATGTAATAGCCGATAGGGGCTTAGAAGCAATAGGCAGGTACTACTCAAAGTACAGGGCCATAGTTGTAAACAACACCGACCCTGATAATATGGGTAAGTTAGCAGTAACCATACCCCAACTGGGCATGAACTTTTCAGTATGGGCTTATCCTTGTGGTAATGAAGGCTCACTTAAATCCGGATTTAAGTGGCTAACACCCATGGAAGGCTCTATAGTATACATAGAGTTCCAAATGGGTGACCCCTTATATCCCCTATGGTCTTATCATGGTTGGGCAAAGGGAGAAGTACCAGATGAATTAAAGGGCCTGAATACTTTAGGTTTTGTTACACCTAATGGGAATAAGGTTATATTAAACGACAGTACTGGGGAGTTTACCATATCTATAAGGGACCCTAAAGATACTTCAAAGGAATTAATCAGTATACGTAATGAGAGTGATGTACTGGATATAACATGCAAGACATTAAAGGTACATGGGGATATAGAAGCCTATGGTGAAGTTACATCAGTAGCTGACGGCGGTTTAACTAAAACTGACTTGTCAACCCATAAACATACTTCAGCAATTGGCCCTACAAATTCACCCATACCAGAACCTGTATAAACAAATAATAACCAAATATAATGGGCGCAGATTATACTAAACTAAAATCAGACTTAATATTAGCTTTCACAGCTGAACTAACCTCAACTGACCAGCCTAAATCAATATCCCGGGTATCAGAGAGTATAGCTAAAGCTATTTGCTTACAGATAGTAGAGGGTGAAAATGGTTATACATTATCCCCAGCTACTGCCACTGTTTTAGGTGGAATAAAAGTTGGCCTGGGGTTATCAGTATCAGAGGATGGAACTGTACAGGTATCATCTAACTTTTTAGATAAAACTGTAGCTGATACCCTATATAGACCTATCTATTGGAGTCCCGACTTATCTGCCTACTCTACTAAACAACAGAATGATACCTACTACTTGGGTATAAATGCTACAGCACAGGATTCTATTAAATTAGGAGGCCAGTTACCATCCTATTACCAACCAGCAGGTAACTATGAAAGTATTCTAACTTTCTCTACAGGACTAAATAGGGTAGGGAGTATTATTACTAATACCATAACCCAATATACGGATGCCATGGCTGACATTAGGGTAGCCCATGGGATATCAGGAAAACAAGATGTATTAAATGGCATTGGTTTAGTACGTATGGATGGTGGTATAGTTAGTTATGATAATAATACCTACCTAACTTCTTTTACTGAATCAGACCCCATTTTTACTGCATGGGATAAAAAGACAGGAATATCTATAACAAAATCCCAAATAACAGACTTCCCCACTTCACTAAGAAATCCGTATGCTCTTACAATTAAACAAGATGAATTTACTTCAAAAACATACGATGGAAGTTTAGCTATTACTATTGATTATGCTAGTCTTGGTGCAGCACCATCAGTTCACTACCATAATGGATATGAGCCATTTCTGAATACACCACCCGTAAGTGGCTATGTATTATCAAGTACAACTAATGGTGCCCGGTCATGGGTTGCTGCTGGTATACAGGTTCAAACTGATTGGAATGCAACAACAGGATTAGGGGTATTATTAAATAAACCCACTAAATTATCCCAGTTCTCAAATGACTTAGGTAACTATGGAGGATTCGTAACTGGTACGCCTTGGACAAGTGCTGGTTATCTGACAGCCATTACAAAAGCACAGGTAGAAGCTGTATTGACAGGTGCGATTACTTCGCATACACATAATTATTTGTCAAGTTTTACTGAAACTGACCCCATTTTTACTGCATGGGATAAAAAGACAGGTATTTCTATAACAAAGAGTCAGGTGTCTGATTTTCCAACCTCTATGCCCGCATCAGATGTTTCAGCATGGGCAAAATTACTCAATAAGCCCAGTTATGGTTGGAATGAAATACAAAGCAAGCCAACAACTCTATCAGGTTACGGTATAACTGATGCTGCGCCTTTATCTGGTGGTGCAAATTACATTCAAAATCAAAACTCCTCAGCACAATCTGCAAATATGTGGATTAGTGGTTCAGCTAATGCATCGAAATTAATAACTACATCAGGAGGTAATCCTTGGTTAAGTTTTGTATCAACAAATACTACAACGACTAATAGAAATTGGGACTTAATAAGTAATTATTTTGCTTGGGGAGATTTTGATTTATTAGTTTCTGCTACAGCTAATACTACTCCATCTTTATCAGTTTTAAATTTTAAAAATACAGGAGCAGCAACTTTTGCTTCAACAGTAAATGCAACTCAACTACAATCAACAGTAGCAACTGGTACAGCACCATTAACTGTAAATTCTACTACAATGGTGAGCAATTTGAATGCTGAATATGCTGGCTCTCTTAGACCTTTAGCAATCAACTCTCCTGTTGATTTAAATACAATGGGGTTTGGCAGGGCAGCTAATTACGCAGATACATCTTATTGGACTAATGCTCCGCTAGGATTAAGCTATGGTTCTGTATATAATTTTGGCGGAGATGGTGAAGCTCACCTATCACTACAATTAGCTGCCGATATAGTTCACAACTCAACTAACTCAACTAGAAATTTGTGGTTTAGAACTAGTAATAATTTAGGATTCCAAAATGATTGGAAACTACTTTATCACTCAGGTAATTTAACAGCTAATTTAACAACTAACTACATCCCCAAATGGAATGGTAGTAGTATGGTAAATAGTCTGATTAGTAGTTTGGGAACTGGCGTACAAATATTACCTTGCGACAATACAAGAGCAACTTTAAGATTAAATTCAACTACAGATGTACCAACAGATTTATACTTTGCTAACAATGGAGTTGATAAATGGTCTTGGACATCAAGAGGTTCTTCATCTTCAAATAGTATATATTTATATTCAACATCAGGAAAAGCAGTTATTAATTTTGAATATGCTAATGGAGATGCTTCTATCTATTCAACGACTCAATCAACATCACCAACAACAGGCGCATTAGTTGTTAGTGGCGGAATAGGAGTCGGAGGAGGAATTTATTCAAGCAATAATATAATTACAGATTCAAACGTTAACGGAGATGTTGCCAATTTTAATGGATTCGTAAAATCAGGAGGAACATCTAGTCAATTTTTAAAAGCCGATGGGAGTGTAGATGCAACAAACTACCAACCAACTATTACTTTAACAACTAACGGAACGAGTGGAGCTGCAACATTTAGTGGAGGAACTTTGAATGTGCCGAATTATGGAACATCGGGAACATATACGGCATCTATAAATGCAGTAAACAATATTTCAAACCCATCAATAACGGCATCTTATTATACAAAAACAGGGAATATATATTCATCTACTTTGAAAGGAAATGTAACTACAACAGCAGTGTCTGGTTCTGCATGCCAATTTTCTATAACACTTCCTACGACTCCAACAAGCAGTTCAAGTATAGCTATAATTCCATCTCTTGAATCATCCACCGAGCCTTATATATCTGCTATATCTTCAAATACTATTACTATCGCATTTACGAATGCCCATACTACAGGGTGGACATCTTATTTTAATTTAATTATAAACTATTATTAACTAGCCATAACGGCACAAAACAACAATAACAAAATGGAAAAACTTAAAAACTTTCTAATAATTCATCTATCGACGCTTAATGCCAGAACATGTACATTGCAAGATTTTATAATTATTTATAAGTAATTTAAATGAATAAATATTTAATAACATTAATAATATCAATTGCATTAATAGTCACTTCTTTCTTCATCGGAAGAAGTACTATTAACGTTAGCGAGAAAACTAAGCTTGTAAAAGGTGAAATTATATATAAAACTATAATAAAGGATAGTTTAGTTTACAAAGAAAATATTCCAGAAAAACCTGAACTTCCACTAAAGCCAATTATAATTTACAAAGACAGTTCTAAGCATGAGGTGTTTATAGTTGACACAGCTAAAATAATCCAAAATTATATAGTCAAAAGAAGTTATGTAATAAATGAATTTGATAACAATAATGGCAAATTAATTATAAAGCCAATCGTTCAGTACAATGAATTGCAATCGGTAGGAATAGAATTTACTCCAGTAACTAAAGAAGTGACTAAAACTATAGAAAAAACATTTATCCCATTTGTTCAAGCGACATATAATTCTTTTGGATATATTGAAACTGGTGGAGGAATGTATTATCATAATATTGGAATACAAGCAAACTATATAACAAACTTCAAAGAAAAAGGATTCTCGGTTGGGATTATGCACCAAGATTAACCTTTCACTGGAGTAATCGTCAAGTAGTTAGCTTTGGAATGAGGTATGATGGTCAAATGGCGGTGAATGATACCCCAATATCAATGAGTGGTCACGCCCACGATTATGCCACACATCGTGGTGAGGGCACAAATTACATTGACTATTCACGTTATGTTTATAACAATGGTGCTTACTCAGGTAGCGGGTGGGTTGAACCTAGCGATTTAGGAGTCAGATATGCTGCAAGTGCCGGAGATGCTGCCACATTGGGCGGATCCTCACTTACATCCATTTTAAACAATGCAGGAGCATCTGGTGATATTACTACAGTTACCGCTGGAACAGCAATTTCGACAGTAAATATTGGCTCTATAAAATACATTACTGTAAAGGGCTACACCTCTGTAACCGCCTATGGCTCTTTTGTTGCAACTGGCACGGCAACCTATTTTGACCTGAATATAAACTTACCATCAACAATAAATACGGTTGCTGGCATTTTTATAGCCCGATATGGAAATCAATATATTGCGATGGGTACCATTTCAAGAGCAAATTCTACAAATGCAAAACTAGCTGTAACCTTTGCGGCCGGTCAAGCACCGCCAAATGGTACAACTGCTATTTGGTCAGCAAATTTTATATACAGCTAATACTACCGTTTTCATGAGTACACTTAGATTAATAAAAGTACTATAAGCTTATAATAAAAACAACAAAAAATTAAAACAAAATGGAAATCAAACGAAAAAGTAGCTCAACCAATACTAATGAATGTATTGAAGTTTTAGACAACCCTTATTTAGGTGATGTAAACTGTTCACTACAGAATGGTGTACTCATATCAATGTATGGCCAACTAACTAAAACAACAGACTCAGCCAAGGTGGGCCTGGGTAACTTTAATATCAATGCTAATAATGATACAAAGCAGGTAACACTGAGCTTTAATGAAGTTCCCACCATTGAGGAAAAGACAGCAATATACACTATCATTGAGAATATCTATCCAGTAATCCTCAACACTGTAACACCTTCAGTATAACATGGTAAAGACAGACGGTATGGTTTTAGAGTTACTTGAAGCTCTAAAACAAGCAGTGTACCTAGGTACATATGATTTTAAAAAGCAGGTTTTTAAAAACCTGAAGGTGATTGAAGATTATGCCTACCCTATAACTGAATCCAAGAAAGAGATAGATAAGTCTATTGAAAACTATAGGAACAGTTTAATGGGGTTAACCCAGGAATATAGTAAAGAGGGCATTGATGGTAGTCTAATGCTACAGATGTATGAAACTCTACCAGATGGTAAACCAGACAAGAATACCATACGGGCTGAGTATCTTGAATTTGAAGAAAGGTACAACCAATTAGTGGCCACTAATAAAGGCCTAGTAAAGGACTACAATAAAAGTTTATCAGAGTATAAAACATCCCTGAGTAAGCCATTAACCAATGATACCCTGGAAATGTTTAAAAACAAACTGGTAAAGATTACTGCTCCCATCCCCACTAAGGATAATGGAGATGATGCTATAAACTCTTACATACTCATGGAGTTTGACCTTATACCACTTGATGAACCCAAAGAAGCTGTTAAGCCCAAGGTAATCAAGAAAGATAGGGCAACCAAAAAATAATTCACCAATGGATACCACTAGGGCTTACCTTAGTGGTATTTCCGTACAAAATAACAGCTATTATGTCTAATAATATACTAACTGATGCTATAGGTTCAGGTGTAACCTTCCCTATAGTGATAACTCGTAATGATAGCGGCACTAAGACCTGGGCAACAGTATCAGGAGATGTTGCCCTAATAGAGAACAATATAAGGTCTTTATTAGAATATCACCTAGGCTTAAAGTTAAGGTGTGAAAACTTTGGTACTCGATTATATGAATGTTTCGAAGAACAAAACAATCAATTATTAGTCTATCTAGTAAAACGCTTCTTAGCTGATGGCATAAATGGATGGGAGCCAAGAGTTATTTTACTACAAAAGGATATAAGTGTAACCATAAATGGGCCTGAGATAAATATACACCTCCGCCCCCAGGTTATATTAACACAAAGTATCCTAGATATAGACTTTAGTTATAATCAAAAAATAAACACATAAAATGTCAACAACTAATCCATGGTTAAACCCATTACAAAGGTCGTATAACCAAATACGAGCTAAATTGATTGAGAGTCTTAAACTTAGAGTACCCGAGATAACGGACTTTAGTGAAGGAAACATCTTTATGATAGTGCTATCTATCTTTGCAGCAATAGCTGAAGTACTGCATTACTACATTGATAATATGGCTTCCGAAACTTTCTTTGTAACCGCTAGAAGGTACTCTTCAGTTAAGAAACATGCAGGCCTGGTAGATTATCATATTAGGTGTGCTATACCATCCCAGGTAGACATATTGTTAAGTATATCAGGTGGCGGTACTCCAGTATCTAGCATCACTATCCCCGCTGGTACAATATTTACTTCATCTGAAGGTAAACCCTACATATCCACAAGGAGTATAGTATGGGAACCCGGTAATTATGGTGTATACATCCCTGTATCACAGAAGGAGTACAAGGCTGATATAGCATTTGGTGTAAACACCTCTGATAATATAGTAATCTACCTGGGAAGTCTAGGTTCAGGCTTATCTTATGTAGAGGGTTCTATGAACCTAACACTTACCCATGGGGGTGTACCAGAACAGTGGCTATTAGTAGATACCTTTGCATATAGTAAACCTAACAGTAAACACTATATGGTTGAATTAGACGATAACTACCTACCATATGTAAAATTTGGAAATGGCCTATATGGATTAAAACCACCAATCAATAGCACTATTACAGGCAGCTTCTATGTAACCTATGGTTCTTCAGGTAATGTAGATTCAGGTAAACTAATAACTGTTCCCTCAGAGATTACATCATTAACAACTGAAACCCTAGTTTGTACAAACCTGGAAGCATCTACGGGGGGTAGCGATTATGAAAACTTTTCAATGATAAAAGACCACCTACCATTAAGCATAAAAACCTTAGGCGTAGCAATATCAAAAGATGATTATGAGGCTATAGCAAGGTTAGCACCTGGTGTAGATAAAGCCTATGTAGATTATATATGCGGCAAGTTTATAAGTATATACATAACTCCAGATGGGGGTGGCATTGCATCTAGTGGTTTATGCGAAGATACATATAAGTTTATAATTAAACGTAAAGTAATAACCACTAGCATTAATGTATACCCTACTAAAGTAGCCTCTATAAGAATAGCTGCAACAATAACGGGTAATAAGTCTTATAAAGAGACTGATATAAGTTTACAGGTAATAGAGGCATTGTTTAATAAGTATAACTACAATACAAGTGGTATAGCAAAACCAGTAAGGTTATCAGATTTATATTCTCTACTAGATGACTTATCTATGGTAGACTTTTTGAATGTAACAAATCTATACCTACTACCTCTATTTAATAAAGTAGGGGCTGTTACCCATGAACTAAATGCTTCAATAGGTATAACTGAGGTTGTTAACTCAATTACTTACATGATTAGGTATAGTAGTTCTACTGGCAGATTTACCTTGCTCAGGGTAAACAACACCCCTACAGGAATAACCCTATCATTGGGTATACCCCAGACCATTACAATAGATGGTAACAGCTGGGGCCTAACAATAAATGCACCATTAAGTGGGTACTATTCGGATGGCGATTTATGGAAATTCATAATACCTAAGAATAACACAGACCAGGTGCCTGCCGACTTTACTATACCAATATTCAATGATGTAAATAATATTTCACTAACTATTATTGAAACAGTATGATAAACTTAAGGAGATTGATAGACCTGCTGCCACCTTACTTCAAAGATAAGGACACTTATAAGGATGAAAATGACCAGGGTATACTTGAGAGGTTCTTAAGTATATGTGGGGATTACTTCAAAGATGACATAACCCCAGATATAGACAGTATCATGAGCCTGATAGATATTGATAACACATCTGAGATATACTTAAATTACATATGGGAACTATTCGGCTCAATCCCCTTTGCTTATGGCATATTAATAGATACAAGGATGTGGGAGACTTATAGTAAGGTAGGCTCAAATAGTGATGCTTGGCTAAAAGCCATAGAGGCATCCCCACCTAGGGCTAGGCCTAGGGATATACTAAAGTATGCCATACCCCTATATAAAATAAGGGGTACCCTGAACTTTTACAATATCCTAATGGGCTTCTATGGATATAAATGCTTTATAGAAGACCCAACAGGGGATGAGACCTACATACCAGGAGGTGGTATAGGCTTGATGAATGCACCCCTATATGATGATGACTTATTGTATGATACTAGCGAAACATATGATGTATCAAAGAATTGTTTAAGTTGTGTAGGTGTAAAACTGTTCATATTTACTGAATACTATGATGTTCTGGATGTAGTACCAGAAGGTAAATATAACATAAACATCATAGACAGGGCATTCTTAACCCGGCTATACTCCTTACTAAACAGGTTTAGGCCCTTAAATGTATTAGAATTCGATGATTCGAATATAGCAATCTATAATAGGCCTCCCTCAGAAGTGGTTTATGACTATGATGATTTAACGGGATATAAAATTGTACCAACTAGAAACATTTAAAAAAACTAATATGGCTAATACATCAATAACACCTGGGCAAACCAGGTACCGAGATTGGAAATCTTCGGTGGGCTCAAAAGACTCTATGGAGCCAATTGCAATAGTACACGGTGTGGGACCAAAGGTGGGCTTTGATATAGTGTCATCCTTATTTGATACTGCTGATGAATCAACGGCAACTAAGGTAGACATTACAATATCACACACAAATCTTCAAGCAGCTAAAAAGGATAGGTACGCTTATTTAGTAGACCGGTTACAAAACAAGAGGGATATTGGGGGTGCTGTAATTACCCCTGATGGCATCCTAACAGAAGTAGGTGGGGATATTTCATTTACCATTAATAAGGTGGGCAATGCATTCAATGCTTTCAGGTGGGATGACCTTGTGGGCCAATTTGTAGAGGTAGTATTAATAGCTAGTCACAACTATATTGAAGAAGAATTGGGTGATGGCAACAGTACTTCATTTAGGGTAGTCATGAATAATACTACCAATCAGTCTATACGAGATACAATAGGTTTAAGTGATTCCACTGAAGACACTAAAAGTATGAAAGACTGGATAAATCACCCATCAATAATAGGTGCTATAGATACCTCCTATGAGGTGATAGTGGGACTATTCCTACTATGCATTGATACCCCGGCTAACAGCCAAGTTATTATACCCTATAATTATGAATGGCCTAGGTGCAAAAAAGTAACCCCATCCATGTGGTTTAACCTAAAGGATGAGATATCCATACTGGAATCTATACCTAGGGCCACTAAACTTCCACTAAAGAGTGGAGATGATTGGTTAGATAAACTAATTAGCAAGGGGGATACAGTAGAGGTACATAGCCCTCTTACAGGCGAGATATGGAATGGCGTAAGGGATGTAATGAGTGTATTCAATAAGTCTGCATTATCAACTGATAAGCCAATATTACAGGTCCTGTTCAGTGCTGCTGAGTTCCCCTGGCTGTTAAGGGCAGTAAAGTTAACTGCTTTAGTATGGTCTGTAGAGTACTTTAAAGGTGATGCTCCCATATGGAAGTACCTAACAAAGACTCAAAACACTGGTGAAGTATTAAAGATAGATGTACGAAACAACCTGCTTATCTCTGATGGTGTAGTATATAGGGCTGCTGGTAATAATAACCTTATCACTGTTCATGTTGTATTTACCTGGGCAAACCAAGCATTAAATACCCGTAATACCTATACCATATGGGTAACCAGTGCACACCCTGTGGATAGTGCATTAACCTGCAAGGTTACTGGTACATATATCACAGATGTAAGTAGACCAAATCCAGTAGACCTAAATCAGGACTTTGTAATTCCAATGGGGGCTTCTATATCCCCAAGTATAGAAATAGATGAGGTATATGCAGATGCACCAAATGATGTAGCTCCCCAAGACATTGTAATAGCCATGACGCCTTCAAATGATAACTCATGGGAGTACATAGACAATGGTATGGAGTATACTGAAGGGGCTATACCTAGGACTACTATACAAGTAGATCTCCATATTGAACAGAACAGTACAACTAACACGGTTAGAGTTTGGGCAACTGCTACTGGTGCAGCATATGGTGACTTAACCATTTATGCAAGTGGCCTGATGGATACATTAGACCAGGAGAGTAACTATGCTAGCACGATAACTAAGGAAATAGTACTTACTATTCCTGCGGGTGCTTCCATATCTGCTAGTGATTCAACAACTTATGCACAAAACTATAGAGGCACAATATCCTCCATATCACCATCTGAAGATGTCTTGAATATTTATGAGGTACGTAACGTTATAGCTACTACAATCTAAAAATTTAGTTGTTGTTTTGTTGGTTAGGGCGAGGGCTCGGGTTATCTTAACTCGGCCTTCGCTTTTTCTATGTTAATCTCTATTTCTTTTCGTAGTCTGGAGATAAAATTAGCATAAGACTTAGTACGGGGTAAATCAAAGTAATCCAACAGCATCATGGTACTTATCTTAGAGTTATCCGTTTTAAGCAGGGACTTAATAAACCCCGGTGTGTCATTCTGTACTTCAAATAAAAGATATGCATCAGGGCTAAGCTTCATTTTCATATATGCATATAACTGATTAGTTCTATCAAGCAATCCCTCCTTCTCAGTGTTATCATCTATAATCTCCTTACTATCATCAAATAAATCCTCAAAACTTGTTAAAGCTTGGTAGTATTCAGACTGACCCGTATATGCTTTTCTAAGTAGCCTATTCTTAAATGTCATAAGGGAACTTATCAGGGTAGCCCTTAACCTCTCTTCTTCATATTCCGATTGATACTTATTAAATACATATAGAAACTTATCCCAAAAGTAAGACTGTATAACATCATTGGGAACATTAAACCTTCTTGCATCCACATTTTTAGCCAACCTTTTTACAAGGGGCTTCATATTGCGGTATAACCTGTTGAAAAGCACTTCATCATAGTCTTCCATTACCTTTAGTCTATGAAGTTCACTACCATCACTATTTATTTCCATATTGTTTTATATAATTTGATAATGCAAATATAATACATTTATTTTATATAAGTGCAAAGCTAGCAAAATAATTCACCTCCTGTGTAATCTTTTTTCGAGGAGGTTATTATCAAGTACTAGTAGATGTACACATGGGTACTATATAATACTATTACATTATGTCAAATAACATTAACCCTAGATATGTATAAGAAAACAAGGATAAAAGAGAAGTTTTCATTCCTCCCGGAATTTCAGTTAGAAGTTTTAAGGTATATAATAAAGGATAGAGATGGTTTAACCGTATTACCTAAAGTTAAACCCACCTACCTAACATTAATTGAGCATTCTATTGTTGCAGAGGCTTTACACACCTTCTTCAAAAATAACTCCAGAGTACCTAGTAAACCAGTTTTAAAAGAAACAATTAAAAGGTTACTAGAAGGTAAGAACTATGTAGACTTAGTTACTAAAGAGGATGTACCCGAAATAAATCGAGTAGTGGATGACCTATATAACACCCCCCTGAAAGACTCAGATGTAATAAGGGAAGAGATATTTAAATTCTCTGCCTATGTAGAACTTAAAAATCTAACTGAATCATTTGACCTTGAGAACTTTAATCAGTATCCAGATTATGTAAATAAAGTAGGCAGGATAATAAATGAAGCTAATCCAAAAAAAGAAGA